TCTTCGTTGTTCACGAAGTTGTTGTCTTCGATTTCTATTTCTCATACCAAATGGAAACATTGGCATGTCTGCCATCTGACCTGGACCTTGTTGTTCTATCTGTTCTTCAACAGTAGCAGTCGGATCAGGTTGAGTACCTGTATCAGGTGCTGCAGATGGAGTTTCATCTCCTTCTTCTGCGGCCATCATATTAGAAAAACTATTACCAGAACGACCACCTTCATGTCTCATAGATTCTGGTTTGATATAATCTCCCGGATCTCTTAAGAATGGTAACATTGGTCTGTAACCACTCATTAATCGTATTGTATGAGTATATTCATTTGACCGATCGGCCATTGCACGATCAATATATTCTGTATAAGGTGTATTGTAATCTGCTTCTTCATCTTCTGGATCATCATCTTCATCACTGTATGATTTTGCTGTATCTAATCCATCTAAAACTAAATCAAAATCTTTAATTTGTTTAGCTGTTGCTTGTCTAATAAAGTCATATTTCAAACCTTTTTCTACCAACATAACTTCTAATGTTTGATAATTAGGTATAGGACGAGCTTTTCCATTATGTATATAGTATACCACAAATATTTCAGAAACATCTCCATCATTGGTTTGTAACACTTGCGGACCATTTGTTATATATTGATGATGTAAATCTTCTTTTCCAAAATCCACCATAGTCAAAAACATTCCAGATGGTCTAGGTTCCACCGGACCTTCTGGTTCATCTTCTTCTTCAGCATTTTCAGTAAATGAATCAAATTCTTCATCAATTAGTTCATCTAATTCTTCTTCATCAATTGTTGGATATGATTTTTTTAATTCATACTTTTCATATATTGGTTTTACAGTATTGAATTGTGCAACATTTTTAGTATTACGTTTTGTTATTTCTAAATTTTTAACTTTTTCTGCTTGAGTTGCATCTTCTTCTAATGCTTGTCTAACTTGATCGCCTGGAGTAAGTCTACCTCTTCTATATAAAGGATCATCTGGAAACTCATCACGCATTATATTTAGTAATGCTCGAGATCGATCAAACTCATCTAGATTTTCTTCTTGATTTGCATTTGCTACATATCGATTACGTATACGTAGATTTCTTAATGGTAGAGTTTGTGCTCCATCATTATCTCTATCTCTTCTCCTTGAATTACTTTCTGGTGGTATTGCCATTTTATCTCACTACTTTAAAATAATAATCATCAAATGTTTGTATATCATCGCCGCCTTCACGTTCAATCTTCAACATAATTTTATAATATCTTTCCGGCATAAATGAGTCCATTCTTAATTTAAAGAAACTTCCATTTGCATCACAATCAATTTTTGAACCAGAAATATGAAATGGTATCATTGTTTCATCTGTTACAGAATCTAAAATACTATAGAAACTTGATGTTGGTAATCTTTCTCCTGTCAAATAAAACGAACTTGTTTGATAAGACTTATCTGGAAATTCCGGACGAACACCTACTCTAAATTTTGCAATTTCAGATGTTCTATATTCTGCTTTAATATTTTTAAAATATGGAACATATGTATCAGCTGAAATTTCAGAAGATGCTGTATTTGTAAATGTTGTATTGTCCCATACTATTTCTAATTTAGGAACAAATATTGTATGTGACTCTCTTCCAAAGTATTTTATATTACCTAATACTTCGCCAGATATTTCATCACTATAAGGTCGTTTAACAATAAATCCATTGTTATCTAGATTTGTATTAAACCATTTATTAACAATATCTGTTACATCCATTCTTATATCTGGAGATTCATTACTAAATGATTGACTAGCTTCATATCCAG